ATGTGAGTTACATCACAGTATATATAACCGCAGGTCAGAGGCTAGATCGCAGCTTTCACTTTAGCAAATATTTTTTGTTGGGGAGTATGGGACACACACCTGCACAATTCAGCAACGGGGGGTGCCTGTGAGCGGTCAGACAGGCAGACCCCCACCCCCTGCCCTGCCTGTGGATAAAGCCTGTGGATAACTTTCAGCAAAAACTGTGGGGCTGACTCTACTTCGGGCACCTCTAACCCTTAAGCCTTTCCCAATTCACTAACCGGTCTAACCGGTGAACCGGTGATCTATCCCTGTCCTTGTCCGGCCTTGCCGGTGTCTGGCCTTGTCCTTGCCGGTGACCTAACCGCCTTTGCCCTGTCCTTACCGGTGATCCGGTGACTAGATCCTCACCCCGCAGCTTTGGACAGTTCACCCCGTAAATGTCTAGGATCTTTGGATCCCTTTCGTTATCTAATCGTTATAAAGCTGCAGACCTTTTTATCGTTGCACAATGGGGAATAGTCCGGTATCTTTTACTTATCGGATCACCTACCTATCAAGATCCGGTAAGGAGAATAAATAAATGGACTTTTACTCTTGCGGTGCTTGCGGTGAGATCTGCGAGTTACAAGACGGAATTGTGTCAATAAATGCTGGACTTATTGAGTTCACTCATAAGTCGGATCTATGTCCGGCACAAGATGAGATTGAGGAGACTAAGTAATGATCGATTACGGAACTTACTATCAGGAGAGATGTGCTAATGCCTCAATGGATCAAGGAATAGATGAATTGGTAAAGGAATTATCTTTGTTAGGCATCTCCTCAACCTCCGAACAGACCGGAGGCTTTACTATGTGCGCCTATGTAGAATTAAAAGATGATCGTTACATCTACGCCAACCCTTATGGCGCTGGGCTTTATAACGGAGAGGACGGCTTTATTAAAGACATTTACCTAATAGATGTAAAAGATGTAAAAGATGTAGCCCGCGCAATAACTCAATGGATTAAGGAGAATAACTAAATGACCACTTATGACGAGATTGTGAAAGAGATCAAGCAAGAGATCGAACAAGGCGCGACTTTGGAGGAGGTCAAGGACAGATCTCACGAGTTAATTGATAACTATGTCCCGATTTACAATAACCGCGTAATTGAGGAGTGGACGGCTATGCCTAGCGATTATGATGATCGCGGAAGTGTAGAATTAGGGCATAGTTGCGATCATCTAAGTATCGTTAAACTAATGAGAGAGGATCTTTACCTTTACTATTCGGATCTTGTCGGTGAGGTAATCAATGACTTAGAGCAAGAGTTGGATGATGTAGAGACAGTATCCTGGTCGAGTTCCAACCCAACAGGGGAAAGAGGGGCAGAGTAATGAGACTTACCAAGAGAGGGCGGATCATACTTATTTACACCCCCGCAGCTTTGGCCTTGACCGCCTTACTTGTGTGGATCGCGGGTAATGTCTGGTATGTACCGGGCAGGGGCTATTGCTTTGGGTCAATGACTAAGTGCTACGGGCAAGAGTTCACTAGGTAGGTGACTATCCCCTCCCGCGAAAGCGGGAGAGGGTGGCCGGTACCTAGCCGGATAACTAAGAGAATAAAGGGTGAATAAATGGACACTATGCAAGAGATCGAAACAGTAAAGGGCGAAAGTCTCTCATTTATTGAGATAGAGGGCGGGCAGCTGCTCACCCTATTAGAGGGCGTTAGCTCTCACGCGGGGCGTGATAAGAGCTTGCCCGTGCTTAATGCGGTAGAGGTAGAGGGAGGGGGCGGGCTATTAGTTGCCCGTGCTACGGATCGCTACCGCTTAATTGAGGGCGGGGCGAGAGTGTTAGAGGGTAGCTTAGATAAGGCTCTTATCTCACTAGAGGACATCAAGCGGATCATTACACTAAGCAAGGCGCATAAGCCTAATCTGGTAAACATTACGCGATTAGGTAACGCCCTAACGGTTAGCTCGTTAGGCGATAGCCTTACCGTGACACTATTAGAGGGTACCTTTCCACCTACGGAGGATCTATTCGCTAAGAGTGAGGGAGAGCCGGTAGCGGTAGAGGGCGTAGCCTTTAACCCCGCTCTAATGGCAGACTATGCCAAGATCGCGGGCAAGGGCGCAGCTATCAAGATCTACTTTACGGGCAAGAATAAGCCTATGCGGGTGCGGATCACTAGCGACACAATAAATTGGAGAGCCTTGCTTATGCCTATGAGCTATAAAGATTAGTTAGTGCGATAGTATCGTGCTCTACTATTACGGTAGAGTGCGGTACTATCTTACTAAATTAGTAGGATAGTTAGATAGTAAAGGGGTTAGAGCTATGACAGTAGAGAGAGTGCGCCATAGTGGCGCATATGTAATCTCCGATTTTGTAGGAGAGGGCGCGGGTGAGTATCTATTTACCCGCACTTATTACGGCTACACACTAAAGCAAGCTAAGGCACAATTTAAGATCGCACTAGCGGGAGAGGGTAAGTAATGGCCAAGAAAAGTAAGCCGGTATGTATGGAGTGTAATAGTAATGAGGCACTATACATAACGCTAAGTAATGGCGAGAGGTTGCCTAGTTACACAATGAAAATTGGTGTAGGCATAGTGTGTAATGGGTGTAAAAAGGCTAAGGAGGTAGCGTAATGGACACACTAGAGCAGCTAATCAATGAGATCTATGAGGATAACTATTCTCACTTAGAGTTTGATGAGGCTATGGGGGGCGAGAACTGCTCTTGCCCTATCCATACCACGCTCAACACTATCGTTAAGTATAGAGACAAGGGCGAGGGAGAGTGCGATAAGTGCGCTAACTCTTACGATCTATCAAGCCGTGATAACCGGTGCGGAGATTGCGGTAACTGTAATACCTGTTGCACACACGAGAGAGAGGGTAAGTAAATGAAAGTAAAAGAGTTAATCGAACAATTGCAGCGTGATTACAAGCCGGAGGATAGCTTGCTTGTTGCCTATTGGGACAAGGAGTTTGTAGAGACGGCACTAGAGGACAAGCTAGAGGGCAAGCCCTACCCTGTTGAGGCGTGGGAGGATGCTATCCGCAGAGCAGAGAAAGCAGAGTATTGGCAGAGTTGCGGATCTGAGGAGATAACAGAGCAAGCAGACGAGGCACTAGAAGATTACAAGGAGGAAAGTAAATGAGTAGACCTATTGGAAGCGAGTGTTGCGATTGGACAGTTACCGGCCCAATGGACGGGACGATTGATGTATTCACCTGCGATAAGTGTGATGAAGTGTGCGAGGTGATCCTATGATCTACGATTACCGCGTTACTTTCGTAACCGATTACCTAACGATCACCACTAATGTATGCCTAGAGCTTAATGATACCACGGGAAACCTAAGTGATGAGGCTTATGGACGGGCTGCGGTTAAGGGTATGAATAACATTGAGGACGAGATCGGCAAGATAGACGAGACGATTATCAATGACATAACTGTCACCCTGATACTAGATGATGAGGAGATAGAACTAAATGAAGGATAGATACTTAGTAACGCTGGAGATAGAGACTTATGACGGAGATCCGAGAGAGTGGGATTGGGAGAAGTTATCTACTGGTGAGGACGTAATTAAGATAATCGAAACACAATGGAAGGGTAGAGTACTGCCGGAAGAGGGAGAGGGTAATGAATAATCTAAAAGAGTGGATAGAGGATCGCCAAGAAAACGGAGATGACGGCACAGGGTATAACGATTACACAGAGGGAGAGGACAATGAATAGAGAGTACCTAGAAGCTAAGTTCGATCTATGTATCAATGAAGCAGAGAAAGACTTGCAACAAGAGGAGATAGCAAGGGCTATCGCCAACCTACGCAGGGCTAACTCAGCCCTGTCGCAGCTATTCGGATTTGAGGAGGAGAGTGATGAGTAGAGAGTTAGAAGTACTGAGGGCAGAGTATAAACGGGCAACAGAGAGTCCTATCTTTGATGACCCAAAAGATTACTGCATCTTATTGGATCTAATTCAGGACAGAATAAACAAAATGGAGGAGGCTGACAATGAGTAAGTGTATAACCTGTAAGCAAGAGAAGGATAGGTTCAGCCGAGAGTGGGAGTACCAACAATGCCAACCTTGCTCAATGAAAGGGGGCGAGAGTGAGTAACATCTACACCATACACCCGCGTAAGTCTGAGCTGATCCTCTTGTATGAGGTAGTGGACGAGAGCGGGAGAGCAGAGTGGGGCGGGGCTAATGCTGAACAGGCTATGCAATGGCTAACTCTTGCACCCGATAATGCTCGCCTATTGGTGAGTGCGTGGGATAGTGATGAGGAGGACGCTCACTTAGTAGGTCAGACCATAGACATAACCGAGATTATTCAGCAGGCGAGGAAGGTAGGGCGATGACGGAGGATACTGTTAAGTGCAGTAGATGTGAAACTCAGACACCGGAGTCTGAAGTAATCGAAGTCCACGCTTGGTGGCTATGTGGTATCTGTTATGACGAGGTATGAGAGGGTAAAAGTATGAGTTATGTATTAGGTGTGCTCGCGGTAATGCTGGTAGCATACGCGCTTATAGTGTGGGAGGACAAGATCAATGGAGAGTAAAGAGGTTAGTGGCAAGCAAGCAATTCATTACCGCAATTACCGGAGAGCAAGAGACAAGGCACTCGTTCGCCTAGCTCACCTGTATCCAGATACATACAAGCAATTGCTTGATGAACAAAGGAGTTTTGATGAGCAAGAAGGCAAGACTTGGATTATTAACACTGATAGTAGGCTTACTGTGGGCGTTCATACCAGAGCAAACAACACACCACCCTTTGGAGATCCCGCAGATGCGGGAGAGGACGAAGGCTACGATGGAGGAGAAGCGTGAGAACAAGGCACTTACAGTTAGTTTCGCAAGAGCACTCGGTTACAACAACAACCAGATCGATTGTCTCGTCACCCTATGGACCCGTGAGTCCAGGTTCGACCACCTTGCTCGCCCAAGAGACGCTTCAGGCAAACCAAGAAGCTCGGCTTTTGGAATTGCTCAGCTCCTTAGAGAGCGTAGTGGAGAGCCTGAATTACAAATCCTTCACGGCCTACGATACCTTAGTCATCGCTACGGAGGGAGTGCGTGTCGCGCTCTCGGCCATAGTGACAGACGAGGCTGGTACTGATGCTGACCGGAGTTAGTTTATTCGCAGGTATCGGAGGCTTTGATCTTGCTATGCAACGACAAGGAGTAAAGGTAGTAGCCTCGGTTGAGATAGATAAGAAGTGTAATCAAGTACTGGCGCAGCACTTTCCTGACGCTACACAATTTACAGATGTAACCACAGTAAAGGGAGAGGATCTAATAAATGCAGGATTTACACCACGCACAGGAATTATTACAGGAGGATTTCCCTGCCAAGACCTCAGCGTTGCTGGCAAGAGGGCTGGTCTTGTTGGCCAACGAAGCGGGTTATTCTGGGAGATTGCAAGACTTGTGGAAGAAACGCAAACAGAATACTTCATCATCGAAAACGTCCCTGGTTTGCTATCCAGTAACAACGGAAAAGATTTTGGAGTCGTCATCGGGACGATGGCCGACATCGGGTATTCTCTTAGCTGGCGGGTGCTTGATGCTCAATACTTCGGAGTACCCCAGCGAAGGAAGCGTATCTTCATCGTTGGCAGACGTGGTACAGACTCAACCAGTCCAGCAGAAATACTATTTAACAGTCAAGGCCGCAAAGGGAGTGCTTCAGCGTTCCAATCGGAACGGCAAACGCTTACCGGATCCATTACAGGAAGTGTTTGAGAATGTGGTACGTCAAGGGGCGGAGAGCGCAGACGAATGAGGATCACGAGACTTGGGTTGAGGGCGGAGTGTGTCCAACATTGAACGCTTTTGATAATACCGCAGAGGTAAGAGCTACTGTTCTAATCTTTGAGGCTACACGAGTAGATGATACTCGCTTGTATGATAAGTATTCTCCAACTGTTGCCACATACTGGGGAACAGGTGGGGCACGAGTGCCTTATGTTATTAACGATCAAGTACCAGTACGCAGACTAACTCCAGTAGAGTGCGAAAGATTGCAGGGTTTCCCTGATGATTGGACAGAAGGAGTTGCTGACTCAACAAGATACCGACAGATAGGTAATGCAGTAGCTGTGCCTGTGGTAGAGTGGATCATACAGAACATAGTAGAAGTGGCTAAGGTTTCCTAACCCTTTTCCTTAGCCAAACAAAAAGCCCCATCAGTCCGTTCGCTGGTGGGGTTTTGCTTTACCCGCCAGTAGAATAGAACCCTTTACCCTTGAAGGTGATAGCGGGAGAGTCCCACTTACGGATCATTGGAATATGGCAATCAAAGCAAGAAGGCTCACGAGGTTCCTCGTGGATACTACGTTCAATAGTTAATTCACTGTTGCAATCAGGGCAACGATAGTCGTACTGCATTAGAGCTGCACCGCTTCCTCTATGGGTAGATAACCTACCAACTTCTCAACCTTTTCAACCCTGTCAAACTCAGTTGTCGCTGGCATCTGGTGATTAAACCATACTGGTTCTGGTAAATCCAATAGGTCGAAGGAGAAGATACCGGCAGGGGTAGAGTTAATGTAGAAGGGGACAAGCTCACGCTCTGTCTCCC